CCTGGAATGGTTGGCGCGCCAGGAATGCCGGGCAGCGCAGGCAGACCCGGAAAGTTGAGCTGTGGCGCTGGGCCTAGAATCATGGCGCCATTTTTGGCGCGTATAGGTTCCAGAGTGATCAATTCGTGCGGCATGCTTCACCCTACCGCATTCATTTGATGGCGAATGATCTTGCGGTTCACGCGGTCCTGCGCCGCAGCGACATGATCCGCCGTGACCTTGGGGTCTGTGGCGCCTTGCACATAGATGGTGGTCTGTTGATTGAGTGTATTGCTGACCTCGCCGCGCGTCGCTGCGTAGCGCATGCCGCGTTGCAGATCGCCGGCCGCTTGTGGCCCCCAACCACCGCCAACGTCGGGCGATTCAAAATTCTGAATGAAACGTTTAGCGGCCGTAGTAGGGTCCTGACTAGCTAGTATGCCAGCTCCACCAAAACTGCCGCTCATCAACTCACTAAGTAAGAAAGCCAGTTGCTGTTCCAGGTTCGGATTGGCGCCAAAGCGCGCCTGCAACGCGCGCAAGCGCGAACCCCGCCACTGGGCAATGCCGCGCGCCCCTTGACCACCGCCGGCTGGATTGTAGGCCGTAGGCGTACCGCCCTCGCCAAACAACCCCATGGCAATGCCGCGCGCCGCAGTAGCTGAAACGCCATGAGCTGTCAGCCACTTCTCGGCGTAAGTGGCTGTGTCGAGAATTGCACCGCGCGCCGCTGGCAGCGCTGGCACGTTCATGCCTTCTGGCCCTGTACCGGGTGTGGGCGTTATAGCGGCGCGACCCGGCGTGCCTAGGCCTGTGGCCGGTGGCAAAAACGGCAGCTTGGCCGACGGTTCAGCTTCGCCGCCTTGTACGTCTGGCAAGTTCTGATTGATCCAAGCGTCAACCTGGCTCTTAATACCACCGATGACCTTATCGGTCCACTCCTTGTGGAACACCGACAAAAACTTCATACCGGTGAGCAGCAAGCCTTCCATCATATGCGCAACCATGCGCAGTGCGTCGATGCCAGCTTGCTTGAAATAAGTCCAGGCCTGTGACCAATCGCCCCGCAACAGCGCCGACAGGCCATTAAACAATTGCGTGATGGCGTGGATACCGTCAATAATACCCTTAAACCAAACGCCACCAACCATTTCTAGCGCTGGCCCCAACACACGCCACAACGTGCTAGCCAACTGAACAATAGCGTCAATCAACGGCTTCAGCGCCGCCGTAATCTCATTGAAGTAAACGCCAATCTGTGAATCTTTGACGTTGTTGATGGCGTCGCCCAGTTGCGAGAACCAATCAAACAGCCGTTCCATGTACGGCAGTAACTGAACGCCGATAGCTTCAACAATGATGCCAAACTGCGCCTGCATGTCCTTCAACTTGGCGTTGAAGTCACCAATACGCGCTATGGCGTCTTTACCTAGCAGGCGTTCAGAAAAGTCACGATAACGCTGCGTCTGCTTGGCGAACTCAGGGTTCTCAAGCGCCAACAGGCCGCGCTCGCTGATGCCCATATTCTGAGCGAGTTGCGCCGCCTGGTAGAACGGCCGCCGCGCCAAAGCCTTGCCGAGGTTTTCGGCAATCTGCTCAGTGTCCAGCAGCTGGCCAGTGACGGCGTCCCGCGTCGCAACGCCCAACGCGCCTAGATAACGCTCCCATTGCGGCGTGTTCCGCATGAAACTGGCAATGCCTTCCAGCGCTCCTGCTGCATCCTGAGCGGTACCGCCCATCTGCTGCATGGCGAAGGTGAAGGCTTGGATGTTCTCGGCAGAAGAGCCGACACGGATACTTTGAAAGTAAAGCTGATCAAGGCTACGGGCCATATCAATGGTGGCTTTGGCAACCGTCTCAGCCAACTTGGCAATTGATACACCGAAGGCAACCGCCTTGGTATTGACCTCCAGCAAGGAGTTGCGGAACTTGCCTTCGCTATCCTTATCAATCTTGAAGCCCAGCGCGACTAGGAATTCCTCAATGACATTCGCATTGTCAGCCATTGTCCGCCGCCTTCATCATTCGGTACTCATTTTCATCCTGCACACTGAGCGCATCATTGATGTCTGCGATGAAAGCAAGGTCGATGTTAGGGTCAAGCAGGCTCTCAGCCCGCAGCGCGCCGCGCACAACCGGCCGCCACAGCCAGTCTTCATTGTTCGGCATGCACACCAATTCGGCGTCCGACATTGGGCGGCGGCTTATGAAGTCAGCGCCCCTGCGGGAAAAAAATTTCTCAGGTTCTCTTGTATTACCTCCCACACCAACCGTCCCATTTCGATAGGCGTCAAATCCTCGAACATCAGGCTGCCATTGACCATCAATGGTGCCCAACCAGTGTCACCACCGCGCCGCACATGCACCACCGCCAGGCAATGATCAACCAGATAATCAAAGTCTGCTTCTGGCATCTCCGCCACTGCTAAACTCATTGGCCGCGCCATTTCGACCATCTCAGCAATGCTGACCGATGGCGGCGTTTCGCCCTCCGTAACACGCAAAAGCGGCGTCATTCTCTCCATCAAGGGTGCAAGTTCGGCCAAGCCAAGCACCACAGGAGCAATGCGCCGCGCTACGTGTAACGCTGTTCTAGGATTCATACGGCCTATGCGATAGGTACGCTCCGCAATCTGAATTTCCGTCATTTGCCTGCTCCTGAATCGTCCTTAACTCAGATCAGGCTGGGTGAACCCGATCCGAGTTGCTCGTTGACTTGAATGGCGTCAAAAATCCATTCAAGCACATCCCCATCTTCCGCGTACCTGACCGGTGTGTGGCGTTGAAAAGCGCAACCGCTGGCGGTGATGTTGTCGCCACGCGCAATGTCAAGCACGCTGATGACATTCTGACCCCAAAGCGCGCTCGATTGTCGATCTGAATTGTACAAATTGCTGAGCTTCTGATTGGTTGGGCTGGTCTTGATAAATCGAAATGTTAACGTGCCAGCTTCGCCCGCATGCAGACTATGCATGCCCTGCCCATCGGCAGCGATCAACATGGTGTTCTTGTTCTCAACCTTGGCTATCTCAAGGCCCTCCTTAGCCGGCGCAGTACCGGGACCCATGGAAAATGAGCCATTGGGACCAGAGATTGAAACCATCACATCCAGAAAACTGTAAGCGCGGCTAGCCATGGTTGGCCTCGTCAATCATCAAGGGTTGATGGTCAGGGCAACATCCACACTCTGGATAGCGCCCGCAGTCTTGGCGGCAATCTGGAATGGCACCGACATACGCGCCGCGCGCTGGCTTTGCACCTGGCTAGAGATTGGCGGCGTGTAAACGTAATAACCCTTGGGCAAGAAGTCGCCTTGCGCAAGTTGTCCGAACCCGTTCGAATTCCAGGTGCCAGGCGCCAGGTAACCATTGAGCACAAACGCATCCAGCGCCACTTCCATCTGACAAGCCAGCAAGTGATTACCGGCGTCGGTCTGTGGCACCTTGTTGTCTTCAACAAGCAAGTTAAAGATGTTGGTTTGAATCTCGTTGGCTAGCGCGAGTGCGCCATAAATCTCATCAATGAAAACCTGATTGGCGGTTGGCGAGGAACAGACGCACCAACCATTGGTGATGATGGCGACGCCATTGTTGTACATGCTGTAGTAATTGTAACCCTTGCCGTTCAGCGCGTCCGCGTTGGCGTTGCTGAGCGGGTCAGGCGTAATGCCAGGCATCTGCTTGTACGCCAGGGTCATCTGCGTATTTGAACCCTGGAAGTTCGTCGTGATGATGCGCCCAATGGCCGACTCAGCGGCATAAGGCGTTTCTTGGCTCCAGAAAATAAAGGTGTGTTGCAGGCCCTCAGCTTGCAGAATTGATCCGATATCGCTGTTAACGGTTGGGTTCAGCGCGTTGGGGTCGCTAGTGGTGAAGCCATAGATGTGCGGATTGGCGGCGGACTCAATGTAGGACGCGATTGCTTGATGGTCCGCCGCCACAATGTCCGGCGACGCATCGTCGCTAAAGAACATCCAGTAATCTGGCCCTTGATCCAGCGCTATCACAGCTTGCAGCGCCGTTTCAGCCGCTACGCCCGCAACGCTCCGCGCGCCCAGCGCGGCAGTGCCAGCCAGTTGTACGGAAATGTCGGACGCATTACCCGGCGTCAGGTACGAAACCTTAGAATTGACGCCTGTGGTGTTCGACTTGAACACGAACTGTTGACCGTTCCAGGTGCAAGTCGCCGGCACACTCGCTGTAGTCATGCCGGTGGTGATGGCCGTAGCAACCTGATTGAGGTTGGTGGCCGCCGCAAAGGTTGGGCAGGTAACATTGACCGGCGAAGCCGCCGCATCAACTTGAATCTTGAACTGACCAGCTGTGATGGTCGTCCAGTTACCCATTGCCTGTTGCGCGGGAGAGAGTTGTCCGCAGATCAATCGCCCTGCCACCGGCGCATGCGCCCAACGGCCAATGTAGAGTTGTCCCGGTTGTGGGCTCTGTGAGAAGAAGGCCACCGCCGCTAGATACTCCGGCGCAGTCGTACCGAACATGGCCGCAACGCTGGCGCTGTTATTGAACGACATGATGCGCGTCTGCGTGTCGATGACGTCAGACTCACCCATGATCAAGAATGAATTGACATTGGCAAACTGCGCGCCAACCGCTGTGAGGCTGACCGAAACAGAGATCAACCGTGAAACAGAAAGACCCTGTGTCATTTCGGTATCCTCAAATCGGAGTGGCTTCGATGTCGGTAGCTACCAAGCTTTCCGACACCGACTCAGTGTAGATAGTGGCTTGTGCCGACAGCAGATTCAAAATCGCATAAGTGCGCTCAACGTTGCGGCGGAATGGCAATGTGACATCTGTGCGGCGCCACCAGGTACGCTTGATCAGTTCTGGAACCTGAATCCGCTTAGCGCCTGGCGCCGTCAGTTTAACGCCAGCCGTTTCCAAGACCTCACGGTTTTGTGAAATAGAAAGCCCATCAATTAATTGTGATGCCATTTCCATAGATTGCGCACCATAAAAGCTACAGAACAGCAAGAAGCTTTCATTGCGGGACAGAACGCTGTGGCCGGGTCCGCCAACGTCGTTATCGCAGAAATGCACGATAGCGGGGTAAGGGTCTTGATCAAACTCTGTGAGGCCTACGGCCGCCCAAGTTGTTGACGGATCAACAGGGAGCGGCACTGGCTCCGGTTGCCAACGCGGTATCACCATGGTGCCTGGTAGACCCGTCACACCCGCAACCACAGCCTGCATGAAGTCATTGAACGCGTCATCATTCAGATTCGCCACAGATGGCGTTAGATAGCCACCCGTGCTGGAATCATTTTGTGACGTTGGTGTGACCATAAATCAAACCGGTGGTTGGTCAGTGCCTGACATTGACTCGCACAACGCCGAAATGTAACCCGCGCCAAAATGGCTGTAATCATGCAACTGGACAATCACATGCGGATCACCGTTCCACACAACCACGTCCGGCTGATAATCTGGCGAAGGGCCGCGTAACCGAAACTTAGTATGAACCCGAATTTGGTGCGGCCGATATTCACCCGCATCCCGCCGCACCAGGTCAGCTGACGCTTCCGACGTCACCACACCAATCGGATTAAAAGTTGTCGTGTTGAGTTGTTGCCGGCCATTATCAAGCATGGTTATTGACCGCCGCTGAACAATGAGCGTTTCAGCAAACAACGGATCGGTCAATACCTCAGTGACATCAAGCGTCGGCATGTTGGGTTACCGACGGCCGCCGCCACGCAGCGCGTCCCGAATTGGGTGTTGGCTGCCGCCGCTGGTGTCATGCTGACCACTGGTATCATGTGGGCCGCCACCTTTACCAGCAGCAAATGTCAAAGTGACAGACATGTAACGTCCACTTTCACCACGCGTGGCTGCTACATAAAGTGTGCCGCCGTCGACCTCATATAGACCAACCGTGATGGCGCCACTGTCAACAAGCTCTAAACCATCGAGCTTCATCTTGGCATGTAGTTCAGCGACTGCCTTCTCCTCAGCCAGTTTGACTTCTTCCGCCATCCTTATAGGATCATGCTGTGAGGGATCATGCTGGCCAGAACCGGTGTGCGTATCACTCATCTAATTCTCCTCTTTTTCAAACAGCTTCAGCTACGGCCGCCAATGGCAATTCGCCGCCTTCCGCCGCCGCGCCTGCCTCTTGACTATTCATCTGACTAGTTGGCGTGGAACTAGTTGGTGTTGAGCCGCCACCGCCGCCGGTTGGGCCAGTTACAACGTACGAAACGCTGGCCAGAAACTGTCCGGTTTCGATCAACGGCTTAATACCCTCATGGCCACGCCGCTTGCGCGCGGCTATTGTCGCTGGCGCTAAGGGCGCAAACGGTCCACTGACGATCCTGTTCTTCACAGCCGTCTGAGCAATCAGGCCAACCGCTTCCAGGCCAGTCTGTAGCGCACCGTTATCGCCCCGGATCACAAACACAGCCGTCTTCTTCAGGGCTGCTGTGATCTTGGCCTCGCCGTCCTTAATTCCCGGCATCAGCCAAGGGCGGGCAGGGATATTCTGCGCGGGCGAGCCAAATTCAGCGATGTATCCAATTAAGGAATTGGTGACGCCTGTGTCGTCACCTTCACGCGCCGTCTTTTCTGCTGGAATTCCAACCAGCACGCGACTACCTGTTAAATTGCGCATTGCGGCCGCCACTTGTGAACGGTTATCAACCGTCATAGTGACACCGTTGCGCTGCGGTTGTTTCACCATGGCAGGCTGCGTCGGGCTA